ACTAGTCAACATTGGGCTTGGTGATGAATAATTATTAACCCAAAAAGTAAATTTTTCATTAGCAGAAACATGGTCAGTATGCAATGACCAGTTATTGGTAGACCAAGATCCTGTCCAATTTAAGCAAAGACATCCGTCTGCGTTTGTATGAGCTATAATGTATACCCAAGATTCAATTGTAAAATCTCCGGATCCTAAACCCAAACTAGAAGATGAGGGAGTTAATAAATAATCCCCAGTACCATCAAAGTATGTACTACCATAAGTACTGTAACTACTGTTTTGAGTGAATGGTATTGCTGGTGATACTGCTACATCACCAACTTTAGTAATTGTAAAATTGTTAGTTGAGTTATCAATTAATCTATTTGATTGACATATTAGTAGACTTGTATTTGCTATTGCTGTTAGTGGAGTTGTGCTTGGGGTAAATGTCGTTCCTGTATATAAAGCAGTACCTTTTAATATTCTTGCATTACTAATGTATCCTGGAAAAAAGTAGTCGTACCCCACAGCGTATACCAAACCACCAAGTTTTAATATTTGTCCATTAGTGTTAATTGCATTGGTAAAGCTAGTGTTTTGTGCTACTCTAATACCGTCTAAATATAAATTAGCAGTCGTGCCGGTTCTAGTAAAAGCATAATGATGCCATACATTTTTAGTAACAGTTCCTGTATATGATACAACTTGATTGGTGCCATTTACCCTTGCTGCAAATGACAAGCCTGTTCCACCGGAACTTGAATTACCATCAATACCGCCGCCATACGTGGTTGCTGAGGCCAGTGATCCCGAAGCTATAAATGAGTTGAATAACGCTGCATTTCTATTGGTTTCGGGGTCTTGTGCAGGATCGGCCGTCATCAAGAACCAGCATTCTATAGTTACGTCACCTGTACCAAAATCAAAGGCACTATTATTTGGTATAGTTAAATAATCACCGGTACCATCAAAGAAATTGCTGTAATATCCCGGTGTATATGGATTAAAATTATTAGGTTTAGTATCACCATTAATAGTTAAAGCAAAACTATTTGTACTACTATCACTAATGAATGGTAATGCAGTTGTTTCACCGTTCAATAATAATGTTACATTTTTAAAGTAAGTATCATTTGCAACACTAATTACCCAATTGATTGTTCTTGTTGCTGTTCTATTTGATAGTGCAGATGTTGCTGTTAATAAAGTTGTTGTATTGGCTGCATCTGTAGCAGTGCCAGAAATAACAGAACCACTAACAGATACTCCGGTTGGTAATGTATTAGCAGTATATGTAATACTTTGTCCTCCGGCACTAGAGGCACTTAAACTAACATTAGAAATTGCGCTATTAGTAAACGATTCGTATGTTGTATTATTAGCTGGACTACTCCAAGTAACAACATCTTGCTGTACATCAAAATATACTGTTCGTGTCGCTGTTCTTCCAGCAACATTTCCAGTTGCAGTTAAAGTAACAGATGTATTTGCTACAGTATTACTTGAACCACTGATTGTGTTACCGGTAAGTGAGAGTCCGGCTGGTAATCCACTTTGACTGAAAGATACGCTAGTATTTGATTCAGTATTAGCTGATAATGAAACGTTACTTATGTTTGCATATTCATAACTTGTGGTAACAGATGCATTTGCTGGATTAATCCAAGTAACAGTATCGGGATTAATTGTTAAACTAAATGAACGGTTAGTATCTTGTTGTTCGTTATCAGTTGCTTTAATTACAAAACTATATGTAGTTGGTGATCCTGCTGCCGGAGCTGTTCCACTAATTAATCCGGTACTACCGTTTATATTACTTCCTGTAGGTAAATTACCAGAGTATAAACTATATGTAATTGGTACATCACCAGTTGCTACTACAGTTGTATTAACGTTACTTACTTCATATATATTACCTAAACTACCTGCACCTGTACTCCAATTTGGCAATCCACTATAACTTATACCTGGAATAACAATTGCTGTTCCACCGTCACTATTAATAACATAAATTACATATGTGCCTGCACTACTTGCCGGAGCAGTAAAAGTTAATGTTGTACCACTGACTACTGTGACTACCCCAGCAGATGTACCGTTAATAATTACTGTTGCACCTGCTACAAATCCAGTGCCTGTTAATGTAATAGTATCACCACCTGCTGGATTGGCTGCTGTGTCATCACCTGGATAAGCAATTGTTGAAACTTTTGGAACAGCACTTCCCAATACTTCTAATGTTGTTGGTGATATATTATCTGTTGTAATTTGTGTTGTCATTTTATTTCTCTTAGAATGTTATACTATGTTATATGTTTTCTATTTTCTTTTTATTTTCCCAATAATCATCGGGAGCATACCAAGCACATAATGGATCATGTTGTGGGCCATAAATATCATCAACAACTTCTCCATCAACATTTCTTAGTGCAAACACACAATAATAAACTGTATCATCTTCTAGTGCAGTCATCTTATGTATCAATTCTTTTTTGATTACAACGAATGTAGGTGCAACAAAATTCTTAGGTTCTTTACCTTCTACTTCTACACGAACACTACCTTTTGCTAGTAATGTAACGTGGTCAAAATAATGAACATGCCCTGGTGCACATTCATCTTTCTTTAACATGTTTTGTCTAACCCAAATATTACCAAAGTAACCAAGCTCAATATTTTCCATTAAAATCTTTCTTAAATTGTCTCAACAGGTGTGGCTAATTTTTCACCCAAATCTCTCCAACTGTTAGTATACCCGTCCCAAGCATGTCGTCTACCATCTTCTGGGTAGGGTATGGGTGCTTCCCATTTGTAGGTTGCGTTGTTTAGTACCCAATTTGAATAGGGTTTTGGTTCTAGAAACACATCTCTCAATGGTTCATATAAAAACCCTACTCCAGCAAAATTACCACGAAAACTACTGTTGTATGATGTTTGCTTCCATACAGTATCTATGCCAAATATTGATTGACAAAATGAAATTCCCTTAGATTCAGATTCCGTTCCGTTATCTAGTAGTTCATTATTGTGTACCACAATCACTTGTATCACTGTATTGTTTTCGTCAAGTTGTGCAAAATGTGCCATGTGTTTCCTATCTATTAACTCGGTATAGTAAATGTACCAGTACCGGTAAATGTATAAATTCTAAATCCGGTGATTGATGTAACAGTGGGACTGCCTGTTGTGGTAGCGGCAGCGAATGTGTCGGGGTATTTGATAATGACCACACCAGATCCACCGTTGCCGCCTTGCGTGTTATTGCCGCCCCCACCTCCACCTCCACCTCCTGTATTAGCAGTGCCGGCTGTATTAATAGCACCACCACCGCCTGCACCCGGATAAGAAGTTCCATATGCGTTGCCGCCGCCGCCGCCGCGTGTTACTGATGTACCTGTTATACTACTAGCAATTCCTGTACCGCCGGCCCTTGGTGGGCTACCAGTTGCGCCTTGTCCTGCAGCACCTGCACCACCGCCACCTGCTGAAAAAGTACTATCGTTGTTGGTTGCACCACCATCATACCCCTGTCTAGGTGCATCTATGTAGGTTGAACCTGGATAAACACCTTTACCACCAACGTTTTGTACGTAACTGGCGCCACCGCCTGATCCTCCCGGGCCACCTTGAGCACCAGCAGTATTTTGGTCGTTATTACGACTGCCACCGCCACCGCCACCTATCCCAGTAATTGTGGTAAATCCTGATCCAGAGATTGAACTATTTGCACCAGTGCCGCCTCTATTGGTTTGAACGGTAGTTCCAACACCGCCGGTGCCTACAGTAATAGTATATGTTATACCAACTGATAAATCAGGAGTTGATTCAAGATACCCGCCGGCACCACCACCACCACCATAATATCCTGTTCCGCCTGACCCTCCTCCTCCAATTACCAAAGTAGTAGTAGGAACAATATTGGCCACCAGAATACTAAATGCTCTTGCTGTGGTTTGATTGTAAGTGTTGGTTGCTGTAATAGTAAAATTAAATGTGTTTGCTACTGTTGGGGTTCCTGAAATTAAACCTGAACTTGAATTTAAACTCAACCCAGTGGGTAATGCACCGGCCGTGACACTGTATGTTATTCCTGTACCGGTAGCACTTACAGAAGTTGAGTAAGCAGCATTGTTAACACCCGCAGTTAATGCACCAGCCGCTGTTACCCAAACTGGTGATTGATTAAAAATTATTCCAGCTGGCTTTGTACCATTTGTTCCGTCTGTATTGTATAATATAATATTGTATGTACCTGCACTTGTTGCAGGGGTAGTGAATGTTAAACTTGTTGCACTTACATATGTGGTAGAACATGATGTAGTATTGATATATGCTGTAATGCCACTATTAAATCCACTACCAGTAACAGTAATTGTTTGTCCACCTGCTGGATCTGCCGCAGTAGTAATGCCAGGATATGCGACCGTTGTAATTTTTACTCCACCACCTAAACTGTCTAGTGTTGATGTTGCTATATTATCTGATGTGATTTTTAGTGTCATATCTTTCTCTTAAAATGTTATACTGCCTGAAGCTGTATATTTATAAATTCTTTTTCCACCAAAAGCGATTACAAGTGGACTGCCTGTTGTACTAATTGCGGCTGGAAATGAATCTGCGTAGCTAATAATTACTACTCCAGAGCCTCCATTTCCTCCACCTTGTTGGCTTGTACCTGAGCCGCCGCCGGCTCCGGCACCACCTCCACCCCCACCAGTGTTGACCGTTCCGGCAACACCGGCTGTTGTTGTACCTCCAGCACCACCACCTCCTGTACCGCCTATACCGCTTGTAGCAGCACCATAACCAGTATTAATGCCTCCACCACCGCCACCAGCATAGTATGTTGCTGTTCCTGATATGGATGTTTCTAATCCATTTCCACCAGAACCGGCAACAGAACCAGCAGCATTACCACCAACTTGACCAGCACCACCTCCCCCACCAGCGGGATAAGGTGTAGATGTTGTGCCAGTGCCGCCATTGTTACCTTGACTAGGTGATGTAGATGGTGTGTTGCCTGAACCTGGACCATAGCCAGTACTATACGAACCGCCGCCACCTGAACCACCATTTTGACCTGCCAATCCGCTTGCAGTAAAGTTTCCGCCGCGGCCGCCGCCTGTAGAAGTTATTGAACCAAATACAGAATTTGATCCATTTGTATAAGCAGCATCTGCGCCTGCCGGTGCACCAGTTCCTCCACCTCCAACTGTTACTGTAATAGGAGAACCAGAGGATACTTCTAAACCAATTGCAGTTCTGTATCCGCCTGCGCCGCCACCCCCACCCTGCCAGCTGCCACCACCACCGCCACCTGCTACTACTAGGTATTCTACAGTAAGTATAGCCGGTGTTACTGAGTTACTTGGACTGCTTGCAACACTGGTGCCTAATTCATTTGTTGCAGTAACAGTAAAGGTATACGGGGTACCGGTAGTTAGTCCAGTAACAGTAATTGGACTTGAACTACCTGTTGCAGTGATACTAGCCGGGCTTGAAGTTACTGTGTAGCTAGTAATAGTTAAACCGCCATTATTTGCAGGTGCAGTAAAAGTAAGTGATACGGCTGTTGCTGAAGATATTGTGGCAGTACCTATTGTTGGGGCACTTGGTGGACCGATCCAATTTCCAGAACTTTTAAGCAATTGTTGGTCAGCCGCAGTATATACACCACCGACAGATAAATTAGCGGTTATTTGATTGCCTACTATGCCATAATTGCTTCTGTTTCTCATTTTTAACTTGCTATCAATTCATAACTTGCACTCATGCTTACGCTTGTGTTTGCACTTACGTTTGCTTGTAGTACATCACCCTCTTCTAAGTATAATGTTGTGTCTTTACCCAACAATACTAATGTTGAATTTGCTGGAATAGCAACTACTCCGCCTATATAATATGCAGTAGCACTACGATTTATCATTACATTAGCTGTTGTTGCACTTGCTGTATAATTTGACAAAACAATATCATTTAATTTAACAACTGTATTACTACTTGAACTATTTGTAATTATATTTCCCGTAGCTGTAGTTAATTGCGATAATGCTGTTTTTCCTGTTACTGTTGCACTTGTTAATAAATTTGGTGCTGTCATTTTATCCTCCGAATATGATGCCCATAGTCATTGCTTGGGCTCTTGTTGTTCCTGTAGGGACAGTGACTGTTACTGCATTGCCTACATTTGTAGCTGTAATACCGCCACCTACAAAATCTATACTTGTTGCAGTAGTTGTTAAATTACTACCTTCTTCTTTAATTGTTAATGAACCACCAACGCTAACGTTTGCCCAACTTGCAGTTGCGCCGTCAGTTGTTAAATACTTACCACTATTACCACCTTGATATGGTAATGAAGAACCACCTGTACTCATACCACCATTCAATGATAATTCACGTATCTGAATATCAACATTGCTTGCTGGAGGAGAAACAAATACTACATTACTACCAGATACACTATAATCTGTTGTTGGTCTTTGTATTATTCCATTTTCTGCTACGATTAAACTGTTAGCTGTCAATCCACTTGTTATAGTAAATGTATTTTGTGCCCCGTTACCGGTGTATGCACG